AGCACCAGCGGAACTCACTTGGTCAGCATTTGACTTTTCACCATGCAGACGGATAGACGATAATAAACCGGCTGGAATGCCTAGCTTCTGCTCTGTGCTGGAATCAACGTTATCATACGTTTCATCTTTGTATGAAACAGGGAAGCGCTCCATTATTGCCCCTGTGTTTGCAGAAACTTGATAACCTGCTCACGAGTGGAGCCGGGATTCGCCTCTAAAATCCTGTTTATATCGCCCTCTTTTACCTTGCCGTATTTTTTAGTCTCAGCCACAACAACGCCGCCACTGGTAGGGGCTTTGCCACGCGAGATAGTTTTTTCCTGTGCCTTGCGTAAGGTGTTACGAATAGTACCCAGCGCATTTAGCATCTGTTGTGCTGACTGAGCAGTATCAAGACTAGCCACAGCAGAAGACAGACGAGAACCCTCGGCATCGGATAATGCGCCCATGCCTTTCATCTGCTTGATGGCGGTCAGGAATTGTTGCGAGTCAACTGTTTTTAATTGCGCTCTAAAATCTGCTGCATCTGAGCCATTGAACCACGCTGCAAAGTCACCACCACGACCAGTTCCAGAACGCAAGCCCGGATGTTTCATTAACTCGTTCACCGTATCCAGTCCAGCAGATGCAGTATCTAGCGTGTCTTGCGCCATCTGAGCATCAGCGCCCTGCAACTTGTCTCGCTCTAGAGAAATCTTGTCAGCTTCTTGCTGTACCTTATCACGCTCAATTTGCAGCTTTTCACGCTCTATATCAGACTTTGATGCGCTAATTTGCGAGTCAATAACATCAATCTGTCTTTTGAGTTGCTTGCCTTTAATGTCTTCAGCTTTTCCAGTTACATCAAGTACAGCAGAATCCTCAGCAACAGCCGCCTCAGCGGTGCTTTTAACAGCCTCAGCCTGACTTTTTATCGCGCCTGCCTCCGCCTCTGTGCCAGCATAAGGAGCTTTTGCAATGCCTGACAGATAATCGCCACCTTTGATAGCGTAGAGCGTCATTCCTGTAGAATCTTTAAGCAGCATAGGGTCAAGCTCGCCCATTTGCGCCATGTCTTCGTACTTTTTGGCTTGTGCCTCATCGCCTGAATTACGAGCCGCATCAGCTTTTTCGCGCAACAAACTAACGGCGTATTCCGGCCTACTATTCTGTACAGCAGAATATACTTGCGTCATGTCAGAAATCAGGGTTTTTTGTTTCTCGCCATCAACTCCTTCAAATGTCTTTTTGATAGAGTCTGCCATTTGCGGATACTTGATCTGCAACGCGCCGTATTCTCTAGCGCCTGCCTCTGGGTTCTGATAGATAGAATAAAGATCATTCTGATACTGCTGCATCATTTCAGCATTAGCAGCCTCAGCTTGCTGCGCTTTCTGATCTTCGCGCTGCATTGCGCCAATTTCATAGCCGCGCCCGTATTGCTCTACAAGGTCAGGCTGCTGTATATAGAAAGGATTTTGCATCAGAAAGTCCCGCCCATGTATTGGCCTATACCTTTAGCGATACCGCCAAACATATCCGCATAATTCTGACCTTGTGCAATCTGCCCCATGGCGTTTGTCTGGCCGATATTGCTAAGCAATCCCGATATTTGATTCGTGCTATTGGTCATGTTATTGCCTGTTTGTGCAGCTGCATTCTCGCCCAAAGCAGATAGGCCAGCTAATTTTCCGTACTGGCTTTCTATAATCTGCGATAACATTTGTGGCCTGAACTGAGCCAGAGCAGCAGAGGTATTGCCACCACGTAATCCACCAGTAGCAGAAGCGTTTTGCAACAGCGCATTCTCTCCAGACTTAACCAATGAAGTAAATTGTGGGCTTTGCTCTAATGCAGAAATTGCCGCACCCTGAGCATCGTTGCCATTTAAGCCAAGCAAATCAAGCTGACCGCCAAGACCAGCTTTACCAGCCTGACGGTATGGCTTCAGCATTTCTCTTATCCGCTCAAGATTCTGCTGCTGTAAAGCTATAGCTTGCTGATCGCCTTCTGCTGCTGCATCGGCAGCATCGCCGCTTGCGTTTGCCGCAATAACTCCGCCTGCTACTGCCCCTGCTGCTGCCCACGGCATATTATTTACCCCTCAAAACTGGAATATCACGTCTAGCCTTAATCATTTCGATAGCTACCTCTTTGCTTTCTTCTATGCTTAACGCCTTGTGGTCTTTAGTGCCTGCTCCCGGATGAAACTGCATAGAACACACCGATGAGAAATACATATCGAACGTTAAAAACTCGCTTTCTAGCAATCCATCAAGTTGCATTTTGTGACCTCAAAACTGTCCTTATGCACACAATCAGAGCAATTCTGTCCTGATCGCTGTTATTTTCTACCCAATGAGTCACCGAGTTATCAAAGCAGTGCACTTCGCCTTCTTGTGGAGCTATTTCGCCATCTTCAAAGCAGAATTTCGCTCCTTCTGCATTCTTGATAGGGATATAAAACTTGTCATAAAAGCCAGCGTGCCATCCGCTATCTGTGTGCGGCTCAATACGGCCACCGGCAGGAACTTTTGTTATCAGTACGCCGCCCAAATGCTCACCGCCTACAGCGTTCATAATGGCAAACGCAATCCCCATCACATCCGGCAACTCTTTTGCTATCGGATACCAGACAGGAAAGTGCATATCATTAAAGTTTGCGCCCTTATTTTCTGGCGTGTTGTAACGAACCCAAATATCAGACGATGCACTGTGAGGCGAGCCATAGGAAGTAAGGCGCTCTGTGTGCGTATTGAATGATTCAGGATGATCTTCTAGATAAGCCTTCAGATTTACAACATCGACGGTTAAGCCAGTATTGAAAAAGGATTTACCTATGTTTAACGCTGCCAGCATGGTCGCTCTCTATACGAGGTATGGCCTGCTGGCTGGCCTATGTCTCAGCGATGGTCGGATTGTAACGATAAATCTAACTTGGATCAAGTGTTATATCAGTGCGCTCGCTACCTGTCATATCAGCAAGTATTCTGTTTTTTGTATCAGCCTGATCGCGGAATGCAACAGTAGCATTACCGCCACCTAGATCAGTAATTGTTGTTTTTCCCACTGCAACAGCGGCAAGTATTCGCATAACTTCTGCTGCTGTATATCCTGATTCAATAACCTCATTCCATGAGGAAGAATTAACTTTCTCCCCCATTGATCCAGCGGTGTTATAGGATGCGGCCTGTGCTTGCCAGACCTCTTGCGCAATATCAAAAGCAGACGGTCTAGTGCCTGAATCAAACGCAACGGAAGCCTGCTCTAGCTGTTCAGCAGTGAGGGAAAGCGTACCCTCACCAAGGAACTCCACCGTCATCGTGTAAGCGTGTTGGGCATTGGGGCTGAACGTACCCTCACCAGAAAAGCCTACGGTCATATCTTCGACAGTTAAAGCGGCAACAGCAAACGAGCCATCGCCCCTGAACATGACAAACATATCCCAAGACTCTTTCAGAGTAGGAATCAGCGCCTTGGCTGCACTCTGATAACCTTGCGGCACAGATGTTTGCTGGCCGAATCCTGAGAAGTTTTCTATCAGTCTTTGACGGGCAGCAACGCGCGGGAACCCATTGGCGTATAATGCGCCACCAAGAAAGGTTACCCGCCCAAAGTTAGAGCCGTTATTCCTTAGCACATCAGCCCCAAACCATATCCAACGAGCCGGTTATTTGCTGGCTTACCGTCGCCGCGCCGCCTACCTGAATGAAGAAACCAAGGCACGAATCGTCATAGACGCGCTCGCCCAATATCCACTCAATCATGCCGGGGGTGTTTACCGCAGCCAGTGGGATTTCAGCAATCGGCCTGTGCAGTACAAACGCGCCAACACCAGACGTTAAGCCCGTTGTGATGGTATACGACTGGATAGATTGGATGCCGGTATCACCTGCCGCTGTTGGGAAATATGGACCACCTACAGTGACAACGGTATTGGTCTGACCATACAAGCAGCCTATCGGGGCGTTAGTAGCAGGCGCATACATTGCACCAGAAGTACCAGAAGCGCCGCCTTGGTCATTGTAAGTAATGGTTAGCTGACCGTTACCGGCTGTACCCGCTGTAGTAACAACAAGTGAACACTGAACGCCTACCGCATTGGTCATGCGAGTATCACCTGTGCCTGTCCATGTCGGATGTGATGACATAGTTGAAGGTACGCCAGTCAATGCGCATGAAGGATACACATGGATAATATCAGTTAACACAAGAATGCCGGGGGAAAGCGTAGCGCCACCTGTTATAACTGAAAGCGATTGCAAATAACGCAGCAAGGTAGAAACATCAGCGCCCAATGGCAAAGCGCCCGCTGAAGACCTGTTTTTAGCAAGACCTGTGCCAGCCGTTCCTGTCAATACAACAGAGCCACCCGTACCAGCACCAGACAAGCACTCATGCCAGCGACCAGCAACAGACGTTGCACCAGTCACAACCGTTCTGTTATACGGCATACGCTGACGCTGACCAGCGGTTTTAGCAGCTACGATACTATCAACACCTGAAAAAGCCATATTATTGTTCTCCTACCGTCATAGTGCCGATGGCAAACTGTGGCACAGAGTTGATATTGACCGTAATTGATGAAGCCAGCGCAGCGGTGACAATAACTGTTCCAGCACCAGAAGCATTCTCACCAAGTGATGCGTGAGTAACAACTTGCGGCAACGTGCCTCCAGTGCATGTTCCAAACTGTAACAAGAGGTTCGTAGCTGCTACACCTGCTGCTGCTGCATTGAATCCACCGGCGCCACTGCGAGTGATAGGGATACGAGCATATCCTGTGTACACCACTTCATTGGTCAGTTGATCTCCACCAAGACCTACCGCTCCAGTGTGTAGCGAAACATATAGCGTACTTGCGCCATCCCAAGACGGGGCGACATTGCGAACGAGGTAATTGACTACATCGTTTGCGGATTGCGTTGTCTTATCTGCCATTACCTTACCCTCTTACAGTTAAATTACCATCCGCTAGGATTATATGAATTACCACCGCCACTGCCTCCATCTACTAGCTCGAAACCAGTCTGCCCGGCATTAACAGCAACAACTTTGTTCGCGTTGCCTGTATAGACAAGCGCAGATATTGAATCCAGTTTATCACTATGCGTCTGCACACTCGCCCCGCCAAGTGCTTTTTTAATCGCTGCATCAGCGTAACCGCGCTCTCTACTCACGACTGGATAAACCCGTCAATACATACGGCAGTAATACTGGCTGCTGTTCCAGCCTGAGCCTGTAACTTTCCGCCGACTGTCATAACCGGAATATCAATGTCAATGAAGGTATTTGCTGCCAGACTGGTGACAGGCAGACAACAATTACTGTCAGAAGCTGAACCTGATTGCTGAACTGCCCATGCTTGGATTGTAGCAGCAAGTGCCGTAGTGTTAGAGAACCGCACACGCATGTTACGCAACAGGCTTGTAGTCGGGCTTGTAGGCACTGTGTACAGCGTCTCTACGGCAGCGTTATTAACCTGATTTGGCGCAAATAGTTGTGAGAATGCGATAGCCATTATGTCATACCTATAAACGCTTTGATTTCGTTAATCTGGTTTTGCATTGAATTGTTTTGCTGCCCGCCAGATAAAGCAATGCTGTATATTTCCTCAGTAGTCTGGCTATTTTCAGCGGGCGTTGTTTCTGTTGCCTGCCTTACCAAAGCCTCAAACGCCCGTATCATATCGGGAGTCTTGAATACTTGCGCTATCTGATCACGCTGAAAATTAGTGTTAACTTCATTGCTAGACATACAGCGGCTCCATTCTAGCCTCTAGTCTGGCTACTGTCATGTGCGCATCACTTGTGCCGCCGAAACGCTGCATTCTGTAATTCTGCATGTGCCCCATCTGCAACCACTGAATACGGGCATTCAGATCACCACGGTTAATCGCCTTGGTGTATCGTCTGTTGCTCCACGTCACGCCGTTAACAGAGTATTGCGTCCAGATAGTAGCGTCATTAGAAGCGGGCGCTCTAGAAGGAAGCCCGACTAATTCCATTGAGTGAAATATCGCACCCATGCCTTCATTGTAAACTATGAGTGTGCCAAAATCCCATGCTACCGGATCGCCATAATGTGAGGATGTATCATCTGTCAGATAGCCGACACGATAAGACAAAGGATCACCGCAAAGCCACTTGTCATACGCATACACAAACGAGCGAGCGCGGTACTGGCCTTGTTCAGCAGCACCGGATGATAGAGTAAACCAGACAGGCATCTGCAATGCAGCACTTGAGGCAATGTCATATACTAGCGTTTTATCTGGCAAGTGCAGATAGAAGAATTGATGTCCTTTATCAGTGCGCGACTCACAATAGGACTTAGCTAAAACTGCCTCAGTATACCCAGACAGGATAATATCAATCTCACGAGTCGCAACCTTCTCAGCGCCTCCATTCTGTACCGCCCAAATAGATATAGACTCGTTACGACCTCCACCTACCAGCATAATCACGTCACCGACCACACAGGCTGCACGATTGCCAACGCACCCCTTCATAGCCTGAGCACCATCTACACGCTGGAAAGGAAAGTTAGACCCGCCAACGTTGCGAAAAACCTCTGAAGTGTAACGGTTTAGAGCATGAACCTCATTGCGCAGTTCTAATATCTTTTCAATCGGATCGGGGTCAATTTCTGAACTTCCGTACTTGAGAGGATTTACCTCAAAAGGATTATTTAATTCTGTAACAACCAGAAACTCACCATCGGTTGTCATCGTGTAGCCATCAATCCACAGACAGTCATAGACTTTGCCTAGATCAGTATCGGTAACTTGCTCGACACCTGTATCTGGTGTGTAATAGAAAAGCTTTGTACCGGAATTGATAATCAGCCGGTCAAAAGAATAGTCCATTACCACGATATTACTAGAGCCTACATCGCCTAGAATCGTTACGACACCGTTAGCAGCAACAGATACCAGTTTTGTACCCATGACGCGGTAACATATTCCGTTCCAGTTAATGCCGCCGCGATCAACACCAACGCCATCCGCAAATAATTTAATGCCGTCCGCTGGCTTTAGGTATCCATTATTTATCCCTGTATCTTTGGGAACGGGAACCATGTTGCGCGGGTATGACGTGCGAAAATCCGCATTCTTATCGGTGTAGATACCGTTAAGGATAGGGATTTTCACGGGATTATATCCCTCTGCCAGTCATCACTGATAGAGTTGTGCCAGCCGGAGAATAATAAGAAATCCGGTTATCTGATAATGATTTTGTGAAAGTAGTTGCTTGCCCACCAAATACAGCTAGGTCAGTATCATCTGCAACAAGAATCGTGCCATCAGCAGCATAAGTGCACACATACACAACATTAGAGCCGTAGTTTACTACTCTCACTTGATCGCAGCTATCATTGATAATGGCAACAGCAGCAGGATCAGCAGCGCTTAAGTTTTGGTTGCTTTTGTATTGCGGGCTAAATGGTCTCATATATCACCTTAAGGGGCTGGAGCGGAGTAACGGGAAATGCAGTACCAAAACTTCATCACTAAATCAAACTTCAATACAAAACTATCTCCAGCCTGCATAGATGACGGAGCCCCATATACTGTTGCACCATTGTCATCAAACGTGATGGTCGTAATATCTTGCGTTGTGTTAACAATCAACTCTTGTTGGTCTGCAACTGTAGCAGCCAGAGGCATAACAATCTCTCCCTCAAATCCGGCAGTCGTAGGCGTAACAATCAGCCAAGTGCTTTGACCAATACCGCCTACAGTTATCTCAAAGTCTGTAGCAACAGGAGAGCTGTATTGCGTGATAAATCCACCACCGCCAGATACGCCCATTAACTGACTCATTAACGTAGCAATAGCAGTAAAAGAGGTTTTGGCAGCATCCCCGTTATTAGTAGAGAAAAATGCTACTAGGTCGCCAGCAGTAGGTGTGCGTGTAGGTAACTGGTTAATCTGTGGCATTAGGGTAAAACCTCTACGTTAGAGTCTGCATTTCCGGCATATTCAATTGCGCCATCCAAACCGGCAAGAATAGGCTGATTCGTCTGCACATTGAACGGATAATAAACGCGCTTCTGCCCAGCGCCGGCAGGCATAGTACCCAACTGCATTTGTGGCGTAGGAGCAAGCTTAGTCAGCATCGCACTATAAGCCTGCTTTGCGTTAATCATTGATGTAGGTGGCAATTGCTTGCCAAACATCGGGGCTATCTTGATAGCTAAATTGGTGTAGATTGCCTCGTTAGCACAATCTGGTACGTTTGTTTGTTCATCTAAATCTGAATACTGAGGGCTAGACGGTATCGGATAACCTAAACGAATGCCTAAACCGTTCCAGCTTTCGCACATCGCATCAAGGCGATAGATAGCAGACTGCAATTGCTCAGGCAGCAAGTCAAAAACGTACTGAGCAAGCCCTATCTCTTCAAAGGCTCGCTGTACGAATTGGCGCTTAGTCCAGCCCATTACTCTGCCAGCTTCGCTTCAATCAGTGCAGCGAGTTTTTTGTCACCAAGATTCTTGCTGAACTTGATACCTAATTCTGTGGCTTTTGCTACCAATTCTTCACGAGTAGGAGGCGAGACTTCATCAACCTTCTCCTCTTTCACTTCTTCAACTTTGGCGGCTACAACGACAGGCTTAACTTCGCCTGATACAGCCTCCAATTCAACCATAGACGCTACCCATCCATCAGCTAATGCAGCTTCTAATGCTTCTTCATCATCAATGCCGCGATAGGAAAAAGTACCGCCCTTCATTTGATGAGCGCCACCTTTCTTGAATACAAGCGTAGGAAATGACATAAATTACCTCAGAAAAATAGAGGGGCTTTTACGCCCCTCAACACATCAAGCAATGCGATAAGAAACAAACACACCAGCAGCAGTCTTGCGAGTGCGCCACTGTGAGCTATTGCCAGTAATGCCGCCAGTTGTAACGTGTGCTGACTGCACAATCGGGTTGCCCACGATGGTATGCGAATCAGAAGCTGTTACAGTGATGGTATCCAGCGCAGCAGCAGACAGGTTAATCAAAACCCAATCCACTGCACGACCAACAGCCAGCTCAGTAGCAGCATCCAGCAAAGCGCCAGTAGGCAGCGTATAAGCAGCAGTTGCACCAGCAGTATGCGTGCCAGTGATAATGCGACTTAACAAGCCAGCAGACGTGATAGAAGCCGCTACAGTCATCGCAGTAGGAGCGCCTTGTGCATTCGACACAGTTGCGTTAGCTGCAACAACAGGAGCTGTACCTACAGAAGTAGTTACTGGAGCTTCTCCAGTGTTATCAATACGAATTACCGCGCCAGCAGTGTAAGGGCCATATACCGTTTGGCCGTTGCTAACAGAAGCCAACTGGCTAAATGTTGAAGGCGCATTAGGATAACCAACCTGCAAAAATACATCCGCAGAACCCGATGTGTATACCGCAATACTGCCAGCGGCAGGTACTGTAATAGTTGTAGTGCCATAAGCGTAAATAACTGCCATGATTTTATCCTCGAACTAGAAAAAGAAAGGGGAGACTCGCTCCCCATGCTATTAGGTCTGACTGAACAACATGATGCCGGACATTTCAGGCTGCAAGTTAACAACCCCAAAGAAAATATCCCAACGGAAGAAAGTCTCCATTGTTTTTATGTCATATTGTTTCTGCATGACAACCTCAATACCGCTGTCAGTCGTTGCTCGCATAATGGCAGCACCGGCATCAGAAGGAACAGCGTAACGAGCTGGCAATAACTCAATAGAGTCTTTCTGCCAGAAAGGGTTAACCGATGCAGTGACAGTGTTGAGCCATACAATCGGAGCGGTAGCAGAAGGCGTAACGATAACGTTCTGATACTGCGCTTCTGCGCTTGAGCCACCCTGATTAGAGATAATTGGAGGGCTGATAACCAGCGTAGTAGCGGACGGCACAGAGATAACGCGATACGACTTGAGCTGACCAGTGCCTGTTTTGGCAATGTGGTGACACGCCTCTGCACCGCCAATAGTAAACGCATCGCCCGCTGCTACAGAAGTAGTAGAGCTTACAGTGATGGTCTGATAACGGTTATCAACGTTAGATGTTTCACCAGTGCCAGCCGCTACAGAAGTAGCTTTAGGGACATAGTAGTTGCCAGCGCCAACCAAGGTAGAAACAGTGATAGAGCCACCGCCAGCAGCAGCCGTTAAACGGTTGCCATAGTCCAGCTTGTAGGTATCAAAACCAGCTACCACACCTACGCGGTTTTTCTCGTAAGCAGCTGTCGGCTTCTCGTTCATGGTTTGACGTGCAGCCAAGTTGCTAGCCATGCCGTTATAATCGCGGCTAGTCAAAGCCATTACGCGGTCATACTGAGGAATGCCTTGCTCGTTCATCACGCTATCAGCTACAGCAACATCATCATAGCCAGATGCAGCAGAAGTACGCTTAACTACCAGAGTACCTTGATTACACGCAACGCTAAGAACAGCCTTGTTAACATCAGAAGCCAGTTTTTGACGGGCTGCTTTACCAAGGTTACCTTGCTGCAACGCATCACGCAGCTCTAAAGCTGTCATCAGAATTGGAGAGGATTTTTGATAGCCCAAAGTAGCAGGAACGGAAAGCTGAGTAGAGCTTTTGAAGTTCGCTGTCTGGTCAGTACCATCAAAGGTCTGTGCAATATACGGTTGTGGACGCCAAATAACGTTATTGGTGCGCTCCATAGTCGTATCATTTGTGCTGTACTTGTTGACATTCTTTGACATGACTTCGCTGTCATTAAAGCCTTCAAGCATGTCTTCAAACGCTACAATTTCTTCTTTGGAAAAGGCATTAGCCATAGTAAAAACCCCTATAAAATGAGAAAAATAAGCCGTTATTGGCTTGGTTAACTCATCCTATTGGGGCTGGATGGATGCCACTGAATTTGTTGCTATCTGCTATTTCGAGCTAGCGATACTCGTATAAACCACTATATACACTATCTACTTTTTTCACGCAACTGTTTTTTGTAGGCAATAACTTTGGACATATCGCCAGACTTCACGCCCTCTTCCCGCAAGCGGTCAAGCGTCTTGTCATTGATGCCGCCAATAGCAGTGTTGCCTGTTACAGTTTTCTCTGGTGCGGTAGCAGGTTTTCTTGTTACGGTCATCTTGGACTCCAGCCGGATAAGGGCAGCAGTGAATTGAATCGGATCAGTAATGGCTTTCAGCTCTTTCAGCTTCTCTGGATTCTTACCCAATGCGTACATGACGTGCGGGGCAGATTCAATCGTAGAAACAATAATCCCCTGCTGAATCGAAGAGAGAGATTGCATTGCAGTAGCTTCTGCTTCTTCAAAGTCTTCAATCTTAGCTAACTTAGTACGGCCTTCTTGATAGCCCTGTAACTTTTCATTCCACGATTTTTCTTGTAGCTCTGCTTGTTCGCGCTTTTTGGCTTCTTCTGCATCGACAACACGCTTATTGTCGTACCACTTTTCCATTGCAGCAGCGAAAGCGTCTTCATCGTAATCAATACCATCATCACTCATAGACGGCTTCTTACCTAGTGCCGCTTTCTGATCTGGTATTTTCAAAGCGTCAAGCTGTGCTTGCTGCTCTCGTATAGTTTTTTCCTGCTCTTTTGTGCGCTTGCGTAATTCCTTAACCCACTCAGGGGCTGGCGCTTTTTCATCATCAGCTTTCGGCGTTACAACTTCTTCACCAAGCGAGATAACAATTTCGTCACTCTCATCTTCTGGCGGAATCTCTGCTGCTGCTAATTCAGCTGCCGCTAACTCTTCTGGCGTTTGCTCAATCTCGAAATCTTCTTCATTGCCCTGTATCTCTATCTCTGTTTGCATCTTCTTTACCTTCTGGTTGCTTTTGAATTGCGGGCTAAATGGAATCATAAATCACCTTAAGGGGCTGGGGCTGAATAGCGGGAAACGCAA